GGAAAAGTTTACTTTTCTGACAGTTTCTTCAATATCAATTCATCAACTTTCATAGTAAATCATTCGGAATACCTTTCGAAGCGTGGTATCCGCAGAATCTCCCCCTTCACTCAAATACCATATGTAAATCTCGGACTCTATTATGGCTATTCAAGATCTGGAACGTCAGAGGAAGGTGTGGGCTCAGGAGCTTTGGGGCCTAAGTGTGTTCAAATGATTCAGAACTCACTAAGCTCTACTCGAAAATCTGTGATGAGAGGATTTCTTAAGCACAATAAGGAATACTTATCAAGGATTCGAGTCCCTTGGTTTTTACCAACTTGGATAGGTGGACTAGGACTACCAAGACTAGATCGTAATCTTCGATTTGATCGTCAGCTTGCACATGCTGTTCGATTAAACTGGAAACGATTGCGACCCCTTGACCTCGCCGTTGGACCCGGCGGGTTCAGGGTACATGAGTTAGCATTACGTAAGCTGGCGTTCTCGGATCTTGAGACACCGGTTCACGACCTAACGATCTCACAACAGGAAGATTTTGATAATTCATATCGTCTTGCTGTCTGCAACTTACTGTTCGACTCCAATGTAAGTGTGGAGGACCTGCTTCCAAAGCCGGGTCGTACTGACGATTTTAAGTTTCGTCTTCGTCAGAATGAGAAAGTTTGGTCAAATGCCAAAAAGTGTATAGTGGGAAAGCCTCTAACCTGGGAAGAATTAGAAGAGAAAAAGGTAAATCACATCCCTCGTGTGATTTTTATCGATCGTTCAATAAATGCATACTGATCAATGCATTTGCGCTGTAAATTATATTCAATGTAGACGGTTTCGAGAACTATCCATCTATACTATTAGTACGTACTTAAGCCTTCTGTATGGGCCCTAGACTTGTAAAGAGTCGTCTTGATTTCTGAGTTTCGCAGACCAGGGATCCGGAGCCGAGAAATCGGTTGTGGTCGTGTTAAGAGCCAACATACTATTGCATAAGCATTGGAATATAATATAGGTCGCCAGTCGGACTAATGAGACTTGGGTCGTATCATCTCGTAAGAGTGGTCACGATCATGTTTTGTTGTTCGGGTTCTGTTGCAACTGTTTACGTAATTTCACAGTCGCCCTTGTCGTAGTAGTTCTGTAACTAACAAG